GGCGACAAAACACTTGGAGTTTGCGTAGTCATCAAAGGTAAGCGAGTCCCTTTCAATCCAGCACTTCCGGCAATCTTCTGGCATCCGGCCCTATTGCAGAGTCGACGGTCGAAAAGTTTGTCGAATCGTTTTGGATGTGGAAGAAGTCATGAGCTACCGCGAACGCGACATAAAGCATGAAGCGGCAGGGGGCCGCTATTGGGTTTTGGATACCGGCAAAGCTTACGCCGTCATGGTCGTAGGCGTGACCTACAGCACCAGTGACAGCGCCTACGAACGCACCCCGGACGGCTTGAGCATTGCGATAGCCCGCTGCGACTATCTGGCCGCCAAGCGGGTCGACACGCACCTTTGACATTGGCGGCCACGGAAGGCCCCGCCGCGGGCCTCCTGGCTAATTGAAGGACATTGGCGGGGTCGTATCAGGGTCGGCCCATTGTTGGGCGGCCTCAATCGCTTTGGAGCGTCCGGCATCGGCGTTGATACTGTGACCCCTGAGCATGCCGTCGGCCAACTGGCGGACCTGGGGCACGTCTTCCGAATGGCAATAGAACGCATAAAGCCCCGTGCCCGCTGTCTTGTCTTGGGGCAGCAACCGCGGGTCGACGTCCCCCAGCGTGATAACCGGGTTACGCATGACAGCGAAGGACCACACGGCCGCCGCCAGGGCGTCCCGGTCAACCTCATAGCAACGCAAGCGAACTTGCACCAAAAGCGCCTTTGCTTCCTTGCGTGCCGTAGTGGCTTGGTCACTTAGCGGCCGGTTATTTTCCCTGATACAACCGCTGCAGGCACCGCTAGAAGTGTACCGATAGGTTAAATGACCGTTCTTGCAAGGAATCCCCGTAAAATATTGGCTTAACTGTCTTACCTTGGCGTCGGCCCGATTTACGACATTTTGCATGGTTTACGCTCCTAAAATTGACGTCGTGATTTTACCGCATCTTACCCGCCGCCGCAAGTAAGACTTAACCCCCGGAGATATTAAGAACCCCGGGGCGCGTTTCCCGCGCACTTACATTCCTACGGTACTGTAGACCGTCTTACGGTAAGATATAGTTATGATCTTACTCTTACTTTACTGTAAGACGGTCTAGGGTGTACAGCAATCTATTATTACGGGGTATAGGGGTAATATAGAATAAAAGGTAATAGAATCAAGGGGTTAGAGTACCCACCCCGTAATTTTAGCCTATGGGGTAAGAGGGTAAAGGGCCAAGCAACCCGGCGTCGCGCTGGTTGTGGTTGCTTCCTGTGGCCGCTTAACGCTAGAATTAAGACACTATGAGCCTAACCCCCAAACAACGCCGATTCGTGAACGAGTATTGCGTCGATGAAAACGCGACGCAGGCCGCTTTACGCGCTGGATACTCCGAAAACGGAGCCGGACAACAGGGCCATTTGCTATTGAAAATTATAGAAATCCAGACGGCGATAAAAGACCGCATGGAAGAATTGGCCGTCGCGGCAAGCATTACGCCCGAATGGGTCGTCGGCCAATGGGCCAAGATTGCAACGGCCGACCCTAACTCTATCGTTCAAGTTCGGCGGACCTGTTGCCGGCATTGCCATGGTTTCGGGAATCAATACCAATGGACGGAAGCGGAGTACAGCGCCGCCGTCGATCGCGCTGTGGATTCCGGCAAGCCCGCCCCCGACGGCATGGGCGGCTTTGGGTTCAACCCGAACGCGGCGCCCGCGGCTGATTGCCCGGAGTGCGGCGGCCTGGGGATTGAAGACGTCCACGTCGCGGATACTCGCAAACTCCGCGGCCCTGCAAAGGTGCTTTATGCTGGCGCCGAACGTACCCGCAACGGCATCAAGGTCCACATGCGGGACAAGGACGCCGCGGTCGTCAACCTGGCCCGTTACCTGGGCATGCTGGTCGACAAAAAGGAATTCAGCGGCCCCGGCGGCGGCCCCATTCCGTTGGCGAACCTGACCGCGGACGATTTGACCGACGACCAGCTTGCGGCCATCCTCAAGGCGTCCGATGCTACCGACGAAGCGTGAAGCCGCGGCCGAACTGCTACGGCGTAGGGAAGCCCGGCGGCAACTAGCCGCCTATATCAATTTCACTTCCCCCAAGTACAAGCAAAGCGGCTTTAGTGCGTCGGTGTGCGCCGCCCTCGACATGTTCTTGGATGACATGCAAGCGGGCAAGCGGCCCATTCTGATTTTGCAGGCCCCGCCCCAGCACGGGAAGTCGGAGATTGTTAGCCGGGAGCTGCCTGCCTATATCCTGGGGCGCTTCCCGGATTGGCGGGTCGGCGCCGCGTCCTATTCGGACGAACTGGCAAACGCCATGGCCCAAGACGTGCGGCGCAACCTGGCCGACGACCGGCATCGCAAGCTATTTCCCCAGCCCGCGGAAAAACGCCGCTATGACGTTAACCGAACCGGAGAATTTACGGCGCCCGGCGGCGCTGGCGGCTATCTTGGCGTCGGTGTGGGCGCTGGCCTGACGGGACGCCCGGTCGACATTGGCATCATTGACGACCCGGTAAAGAACGAAAAGGAAGCCTTGTCGCCCACGGTCAAGGAAGGGCATTGGAATTGGTATCAGACAGTATTCACGACCCGGCTATCGGAGAACTCCGGGCAAATCATCATGGCGACCAGTTGGGCGGAAGACGATTTGCCCGCCCGGATTTGCAACCATTTCAAGGGCGACCCGCGGCTTACGGTCTTGCGCTTCCCGGCCATCAATGAGCCTGGGGAAGTTGGCTACAATCCGAACCTGCCCCGCGGCCCGCTGGTCCCCGAACTTAAAAGCCTGGCGTTTCTCCGCGAAGTCAAAAGCCTGTTTAGCGACTACTGGTGGGCGGCCATGTACCAGCAAAGCCCCCGGGCGCTGGGCGGCAACGTCTTCAAGGAAACCGGCTTGCGCTACTACTTCCCCAAGGACTTGCCGACGAAATTCGACAAGGTGCTGGCTTCCTGGGATTGCACATTCAAGGACACGGACGGCACCGACTTTGTCGTCGGCCAGGTATGGGGCAAGGCTGGCGCCAATGCCTATTTGCTGGGCCAGGTTCGCGCCCGCATGTCCTTTACCAAGACCGTCGGGGAAGTGGTCAAGCTCAAGAACGAATGGCCCAAGGTCCGGGAAATCCTGATAGAAGACAAGGCCAACGGCCCCGCGGTTATCGACACCCTCAAGGGCTCCGTTTCCGGCATCATCCCCATAGAACCGGACGGCTCCAAGCTGGCACGGGCGCACGCCGTAACCAGCTATTGGGAAGCGGGTAACGTGTGGCTTCCGCAACCGGATTGGAGCGACCACCTATTCCGCGGCGACGGCAAGGTCAAGGAGTTGGTCGGGGAACTTACGGCATTCCCGGCCGGCGCCAATGACGACCAAGTCGACGCCACGACCCAAGCGTTGCGCCGCCTCTTCCCGTTGTTCAACAAGCTGAAAATTACCCAAGAGGCCCTTAACAAAGCCATGGGTCGCGCATAGCGGCCCGGGGCTGTACAATGGCCCATAATTTACCCGGAGCGTCGACCATGCCCGAAGCGAAAAAGCAAGCGCCACGAATCCGGCGCAACCAAGAGAAACCGGCCGCCCCCAAGAAGCCGGGCGGTTTGCGTCGTGCAGCGGAGCGGGCCAAGGCTGGCGCCAGCGCCGCCAAATCCTACGCCTTCCCGGTCAAGCCTCCGGAACTGGCGCCCGGCGTCGTCCCGGCTGGTGTGACCGCCCCCGTAATGAGCATGGACGCCAACCCGTACCAGTTCGCGTCGGCCACATTCCCCGGCGGCGGCTTCCCCGGTTTCTCCTACCTGTCCCAACTGGCTACCCGTGCGGAATACCGCCAAATGGCGTCGGGCATGGCGACCGAGATTACCCGGGAATGGCTGGAATTCACCAGCAAGCAAGACGACGACACCACCAACGCCGAAAAAATCAAGGCTATCGAAGAGGAATTTAAGCGCCTCAACGTGCGCGGCGCAATCCAGAAGGCCGCGGAACAGGATTGTTACTTTGGCCGGGCGCAAATCTTCTTGGAGATTGCCGGCGCTGATCGTTCGACCCCGCTGATTCTCGACCCGCGCACCGTCAAAAAAGGCAGCTTGGAACGGGTTGTACCTGTTGAAGCCGTGTGGACCACGCCCTCCGGTTACAACGCCTTGGACCCCGCGGCCCCGGATTTTTACAAGCCGTCTTCGTGGTTCATGCTGGGCCAGGAAGTCCACGCGTCCCGGCTCATGACCGTCGTAACCCGCCCGCTTCCGGACATTCTGAAACCGGCATTCAACTTTGCCGGCATGTCCCTTTCCCAGCTTGCGGAGCCATACGTCGACAACTGGTTACGCACGCGGCAAAGCGTGTCGGACCTGCTTAACAATTTCAGCATTACCGCCCTTGCCACTAGCATGGACCAAGTTTTGCAGGGCGATGACGACGGCGCCGATCTGTTCGCCCGTGCGGAGCTATTCACGGCCACGCGGAGCAACAAGGGCTTGATGCTGCTTGACAAGGACCGGGAAGAATTGGTGCAAATCAATACCCCGCTTTCCGGCCTGCATGAACTCCAAGCCCAAAGCCAAGAACATATGTGCAGCGTGTCCCGCATGCCTGCCATTATCCTTACCGGCATTTCCCCCAGCGGCTTGAACGCCAGCAGCGACGGCGAAATTCGGATTTTCTACGATTGGGTCGCCAGCCAACAGGAAACCCATTGGCGGGAACCGCTGGAAGTCATTTTGAAGGCCGTACAGCTTTCGCTGTTCGGGGAAATCGACCTGGATATCGACTTTACCTTCGTGCCCCTGTACCAAATGACGCCCAAGGAACTGGCCGAAATTCGCCTATCCGATAGCCAGGCGGCGACCGCCTACATTGCGGCCGGCGTCATTGACCCGAGCGAAGAACGCGAACGCCTGGCCCGCGACCCGGATAGCGGCTATCAGGGCTTGGACGCCGACGCGGTAATCGTGCCCCCGGCGCAGCCTGCCGAGGGCGAGGAAGACCCGGGAAAAGCGGAGCCGGTTAAACCGGCGCAGGATGCCGACTTTGATGAAGGAAAACACCCGCGGGCTGATAATGGGCAATTTGGGTCGGGAGGCGGCTCAAAAATGTACCGCGGGCAGGGTGAGGGCTCAAGCGCCGGGGAAAATATAAAATGGGTTACGCCACATAAGGATTTAGCGGAAGGTTACGCGGCGGCACGCCCCGGGGGTCGGGTTGACGAGCATGACGCCGATTTATCTAGCGTCTTCAATGCTGGCCGCGACGTTAATCGTGTGACTCCCAAAGAATTTGCAATGAAAGCGTTAACGCAAGCCAAGCGCGGGGGAACTTTGGCGATTCCCGATAAAGAGGCAATGACATTGGCGTCGAGTTTTGCCGCCGCCCATGCCGGCGACCCCGTAGAACTGCCGGAACTGTGGGCGGACGAAGCTGGCAGGGAGCGGGTTGGAAACTTCCTTAAAGCCCTCGGCTTTTCTGCCATAAAGTTGGACGAAGACGGAAAAGACACTTACGGGCTTTTGTCTGCTAAGGGGAAATGAGGTGCACAATCGTACCTCGGGCGTCGTAAATCGCCGTAAAATTTCGCTTATCGTGGATGCTGGCCGCATATTTTACGGCGCAGGATTCTTGGTAAAATCCGCCCTCCGGAAAGTTGCCCGGGGCGCTGTTTATGTCTTTGATAAGCCCCGCCGTGCGGTGTACGAAAAATTGAAAATTGTGCACTTGAATTTCTCCGGTTGTTTTCGGCAACTATAGGCAAATAATTTAGCTATGTCAAGACAACCTAAGACCGCCCGGGCGGTCCATGCGAACCGCGGCATTGAAGCCAAGTACCGCAAGGCCCTGCAACGGTTGATTGCCGAAATGCACGGGTCGGTCGAATACTGGCTTACCGCGGCCTATCGCAAAGAGCCGCCGCGCATGGCCGCCTTGGTTGAACAGGCCCAAGACGCCAGCCCGTCGGCCAAAATCAAAAAGGTATTGGACGACCTGGCCCGGCGCTGGGTTGCCAAGTTTGACGAATGGGCGCCCAAGATTGCGGAAAGCTATTTGCAAGGCATGTTCAAGGCCAGCGACAGCGCAATGCGCCAGGCGTTGAAGGATGCGGGGTGGACCGTTGAATTCAAGATGACGCCAGCAGTACGCGACGCCTTCAATGCCAGCCTTGAAGAAAACGTTGGCCTTATCCGTTCTATCCCGGAAAAATACTTGCAGCAGGTTGAAGGGTCGGTAATGCGGTCCTACAGCGCCGGCCGTGACCTGGCGACCATGGTCAAGGAATTAAAGCAGCTTTACCCCGCGGCCAGCCATCGGGCGGAATTGATAGCCCGGGACCAATCGAACAAAGCGAATGCCGTCGTCAACCGGGCCAGGCAAATGGAACTTGGCATAACGGAAGCAATTTGGCAACATAGCCACGCGGGGAAGAATCCACGACCGGACCATGTGGCGGCCAACGGCAAGCGGTATAAAATCGCGGAAGGTTGCCTAATTTCCGGGGAATTTATCCAACCAGGTTTTGCCGTCAACTGTAGATGCACTAGTCGGGCCGTCTTACCCGTTTAACCAAACTTCTTGCGCCGACACATAAAAGCGGGTCATAATCCAACATTATGGCAACCATGAAACTAGCCTTTGACCGTACCGCACGCCGGATTGATGCCGACGGGCGCTTGCACGTCGACCGTTCGCACATTTCCAAGGCCACGGTGAATCCCTACTATGGCCGCGAAATTCCGGGCTATGAAGCGTTGGGCCTGCAGCCGGATAAGGTTTACCGCTTGCTTCGTGACCCTGTGGAATTGGAGCGGGCGGCGCCAACCTTCGCACGGCTCCCCGTTCTTTCGGAGCATGTGCCCGTTACCGTTGAAGCTCCGCGGCCTGATTTGGTCGTCGGCGCCATCGGCTCCGAAGTTGTTTTTGCGGCCCCGTATCTCGACGCCGACCTTTGTGTTTGGGACGCGACCGCCATTGCGGGCATTGAAACTGATAAAGTACGAGAATTATCCTGTGCGTATCGTTACGTACCCGTCATGGAGCCCGGCACTTTTGAGGGCCAGCAATACGACGGGCGCATGACGGAAATACAGGGCAATCACCTGGCGTTAGTAGAGGTCGGCCGCGCCGGGTCTGATGTAGTAGTGGCCGACGCCAACCCTTTCACATTCAAGGAATCCGCCATGAAGATGACCAAACTGGGCAAGGCCCTTTTTGCGGCATTGTGCGCGGCCTCTCCGGTACTGGCAGCGGATTCCGCTTTGCCTGCCCTGGTA